ACTTCGACATCATCTCCTGCATTACCTACAACAAGACCACCATCAGCTAAAGTGCTAACCCCAGTCCCACCATCTGCCACTGCAAGATCGGTGATGCCATTAATAGTCCCACCATCGATGTCCACCTTTGAGAGGTTAACTTCACCAGTACCATTAGGTGTAATATCGATGTTGCCATCTGCACCGTCTGTTATTGTTATGGTTCCAGAATTCGTTCCTGAATTGGTGTCCAGGACCAGATCCTGAGTAGAATTTGTTGTAATTTTACCAGAAGCAGATCCTGTCCCAATGACAACTTCGCCAGTACCTTTAGGTGATACCTTAATATCAACATTTGTATCATCACCCGTAGCACTTAGAGTCGGTGCATTTCCAGTTGCGGCATTGGCAATTGTGATCTCATTAACAGCATCTGTAGTAGCAGTCAGATTGACCAATTCCGCATCGTTAGTGTCACTAATCTTAGTCCCAATAACAGGACTTGTAAGAGTCTTATTGGTTAGTGTCTGTTCACCAGTCTCAGTGACAATGTTAGCCCCAGAACCAAGTGCAGCAGCATCTACATAAGCTTTACTGGCAGCATCATTTGAATTAGTGGGGTCTTCTACTCCATAAATCCTTTTGTCAGCCCCACTTACTTGGATGTCGTATTGAGTGCTGTCATCAGCATCGGTAACAATTGACTCATTAGCTCGGTCCACCGCTTCTAATCCTAAGAACCTAGCTTGGTTATTCGCTTTATTCAGATCAGAGTCACTAAGGATAGACCCAGAGGTAAAGGATACTTCAGCCGTAGTTCTGTTTGTCTCCCTATAGATCCTGAGAGGGACAGAGGAACTGAGAGTGGGGACCCCTGAAGTCACCGTGGTAGAGCCCACCGTAAAAGTGACCGTGTTCTTAATCGTGATGGACCCACTGGAAACCGTGTACTCTACAGCAGGGGTAGACCCAGAGCCTGGGGCTCTTGTTGTGGTGTTGTATTCGGTCACTCCGTCATAAAGGTGCTTACCCCCTATGGTCACCTTGATGTTCGTGGTGTTTTTTGCAACAGCATCAAAGGCAAAGGTAAACTCTCGCTGTCCAGCATCTCTGGAGGTGTATTCTGTATAACTGTAAGCCATTTTTTGTTATCTGGTATAAGCAGGGTTCATCTGAATGGGTTGGGTAAGACTTTGGATATCAGAGATCTTAAAGTTAACCATTTGTTGTCTTAACTCAGGAAACTCAGCCAACAAAAGCTGTTTGGCAATTGAGCGGTTTTTAGCCAGGGCATTACTAAGAAAAGTACTTTGGATTCCATCAGGCATATTGTTAAACCACTTCTTCCCGATTTCCTTCTCAAGGATGGTCTTGTTCAACTCCCCAGCTTCCTTGGCCCAGAAGTACTGTTGTTCCATAGAAAGGGGGATGGTTTCAGATCCCAGTTTGCCTCGGACACTGATGGACCTCCAACGACTCGGAGGAGTAGCCCTCACGTTAAGCTCGACTATCTTATTGATCAGTTTGCTCTTCTGTTTGGGCCGAGGGGGAGCAGGGACAAACAGATTTTGAACTAATCTCATCCCTCTGCCACTGTCACTGAATTCATCATAGATATCTTGAAGGACGGGTTCCCCTATGTAGTTCAAGCGAGGATAAAGCTTCTTATTGAGCATCGGATTACGCTTCATGAAGTCATTAAAAATCTCATCGATGACTTCAACGTGCCGAGAGTTCCTCACTAAAGGATCTGTCCCCCTGGCAATGTCCCCCTTAAGTCCTGAGTAAAAGGTGAAGAGAGGGTTATAAGCGGTGTACAAAGTTTTTAAAGCATTCCGCTCCCTGATGGGGTCTCCTGAGAAAAGAGCGACTAGATCAGAAAAACCCTTGAGCATGGCTTTGTCTTCCAGCATCTCCCTGGTGTTGTAAAGGACGGTCCCAGCGATGTCTTCCAGAAGCGTGTTGGCATTTTCAGACTCCTCGGGGGACATCAGCCTCGGGTCATTAATCAGGACCTGGAGGTTCTGGACATCAGCCGAAAGGGCCAGGATGGTCCCAAGGGGGTCAAGACGGGAAAAAGGAATGTAGACATCCTTACCGTCAATTTGGGTCACTAAGGAATAAGGGGTGGAACCTTTTTCAAAATAGTTCATTCGTTGCCCCAGGTTCTCAGGTGGAGACCCAGTGATCATCCCAGCTTCAGCCAATTGATACCCAGCACCATAGAGGGTGGTTCCATAGAGAGTTTTTGCCCAGGCCAACTGACGGGCTCGGTCTCCGTTACGGCCCATCAGGTCATCAAACATCGAGTAAGCCTGGACCCTGCCTGATTCAGACAATCCAACTCGGTTTACTAGTGCATTAACCCCTGGGGTTCTTTCCAGGGTGTATTTGAAGATATTGAGAACCGTGGAGTAAAAGGGGACATAAATCTGCCCGAGACCAAAAGGAAAGTTCTGTCTGACTTGGTCAATCCCTCGGAGCAAGCGGTTTTGAATCGGGGTGGCAAAGACAGCCTTGGCCCCTTCAAGGGCTGCAGACATATCCACCTCGGCAAGACTGTCATCAGAAGAGTTCCTTAAGTCCTCAGGACTCATATCCATGATCCTGCGGTACTCTTCGATATACCCCACACCTTTGGAGGGATCTAACTCTAAAGCTTTCCTGTGGGCCATGACAGACCGTTCCATCTGATACCCTAAGCCCCGAAAGACTTCATCAGAAGACAACAGCAGATTGGTGGGGATTCGGGTGATATTCCCGAAGACATCAATGGTGGAGCCCAGGATTCCATCGAGGCCGAAGTTCTCCCCAGTGATGACATTAGGATGCTTCAACTCCCCTCGGACAAATCGGCCCGAAGAGTCCCCTGTTCTAAAGGCTTGCCCAGCCACCTTGAGGATGTCCAAGGGTTGCTGCTTCAGACCCTTCATCAAAGCAACGGTTTCTCCTTTTTGGACACCGCTCCCTGGGAGTAACTCAGCAATCTTTCGTTCAATAAGATTGTTTCCTAGCACTAATGCAGATCCTATGGAGTTAGCGACTGTTGTGTCAAACCCAGAGAGGATGCCGTTGATATAAATCTGGAGAAAAGCCTTTTTGGTCTTGGACCCCCAGCCTTGGGCCACTTTGGTGGCAGCTTTGGTTCTTCCTGCTTTGCCCTTACGTTTGGCAGCAGCATCCATCATTTTGACTTCCTGGAGAGCCCGTTTCTGCACCGAGTCCATTCCCCCGTGAGCATCGAGGAATTGACCGTAATGGAAATCCATCGCCACTTTGGATCTCTCGGTGATCTTGAGGGCTTGGAGGGCTCTGCCTAGTTCAGACCTCACGGCTCTGTTTTGGCTGTAGAGCATCGTATGAACTGCCTGGTGTCTCTGCTTTGCCATTAACTGGTCCGTCATGGCATTGGGGTTAAATTCCTTGATCCCGTTTGGACCCACTCTTTCAACAAATTCCACCAGGGTTTCATTCCTGGCTATGGCAGCCGTAAGTCTGTAAAGGTACTCAGCCGAGTCTTCGATGATGAGGTTCATCAAAGTCACATCCGAGGTGAGATTCTCAAAATTCTTGAAGACCCTGTTAACTGCTCCTACTGATTTACCGATGTTGTTGGCGTATCTTTTTTTGGCTGCTTCGGCTTTCTTGAGTGTTTGTTTGTTGGTCTGTTTCCCTCCCTTGACCCCGAGCATCTCAGGACCCACATCCATGACATCCTGGAAGGCAGACTTGACTCCCGAAAGGACCTTGTTGACCGAATCTTCATCCCCTACTGCTTTCCAGTTGATTGATAAATCGTCCTGCCACCTGACCTTGTCAAAATCAATCTCTGTTTCTCTGAGGGCTTTTTTGGTCTCCTCAGAAAGTTCCCCTTTTATCAGGGGTTCTTCAAATACAAAGTCTGGCTTTTCCTTGGGAGAGGGTTGGGGAGCAGATTGGGAAAGATTCTCAGGAATAGGGGTCCCGAGGGGGCCTCTTTCTGTAGGGGTTCCCTCTGCTGGGGTCTTTGAAGCTTCGTCCGTGAAGTCCTCGATGGGCCTCAAGGTGTCCCCTTCCATCGCCCGTCTTCCATTTTGGAGACCAGCCCTCAAGAGTCTTGCCCCCTGGAAAACACCTTCAAAGGCCAGACCCAATCCTGCCCCCTCAAGCATATTCTTGAACCTTCCTTCGAACTCACCGTCTGATCGGTCCTCAGGGGCTGCAAGGTACTCTGTGATAGGATTGTTGAACTCAGGGTAGCTCTCTATGAAGTTAGCTATCCGAGGGTCATTGGCTCCAAAGGAAGCAAAATCAGACAAGCCTGAGGCTACAGCAGTTCGAACAAAACTGTTGGTTACTCCAGCAAGCTTGAGGGCCCTGAAGGCTGGAACAAATCCAGTGAGAAACTGGGCTCCACCTCGGACAAACGCTCCAGCACCAGTTTTTGCAGGGTCTACCGTGGGGATTCTTCCAGTTTCCGTAGGAAGCTCGATATCGGTCCCTGCTATAGCATTAAATAGAGTCCCGTATTCATTCAAGGCATCGATGAAACCTCCAACCACCTGGGGGACTGCTTCGGAGACAAACATCCCAGCAGATTCATAAAACGGGGTGTCTTCAGCCTTCTGTTCGTTCTCGAATTCCTGGAGGTCCATTTCCAGAGTTTCCCCAGTGGCTCTGAGGGGTGTTTGGGTTCCACCGTAGGCCCTGAGGAGATCAAGGGTGATTGTCATTATCGGTTCCTATGATACTCTTGTATTTTTTCAAGTGGGGATTTTTCTCTTTCTGGGAAATCTAGTTTTATCCTGTATTGTTTAACTAATGTTTTCAGAGCCCCACCTAACACTTCATCCAATAAGTCAAATTGAGTGGAATAGGTACTTCTTTCACCAGTAGCAGTGCTTGCTTTTAAAGCTGTTTTAACATCCTCTTCAATTGCAGTTTTTACCCATTCTCCAAATTTCTTGCCCCCAGGTAATTTCCCGTTTCGTTCTAATAATTTAACTTGAAGTCCAATAAATAAATTCTTTCCAAAAGCTCTTTTTTCAACAAAAGATTTTCCTTCTACATTAGAAAAAATGTTATCAGGACCTAAAGTGTCTCCACTGCCTCTTATACTTTTAATATAATCGTAGTAATCGTTGTAAAGATTCCATCCTCCTTCATCCCCAAATAAATACCGTTTTTGCATATCTTCCCCAACATCTATAGAAGATGTCGCAGATAAAGCAATAGGGATAGGTTTGGTTATTTCTTTTGGAGTCTCTCGCTCTTTTTCTTTTTGATTCTGAGTAAATCCTCCAACTAATTTATTATGCTTGTCTATATGAGGCTGAATCTTGGTAATAGCCTCTCTCATAATCTCCAACTGTCTTTCTTGAGTCAGTTCTTGAGTATTTGATTTAAGGATTTTTTCAGCTTCGATAGCCCCTAAGAGTCCTAATCGTTTTAAACTCATAGACCATTTTCTATGGCCCTCTGGGTTTTGAATCTCAAACATAGTGAGACCACCCACATTTATTTTTTGTTCAGGAGAAATATCAGTCAGTTCATTAAGTCTAATTTCTTCTTCGATAAATTTAAGAATACTTTTATCAATATCTCGGGTTTGTTCTATAATCCCTAAAAGTCTGGAAAAATCCGCTTGTGTTAAGTTCCCTTCTGTAACTTCTAGTCTTAAAGCATCTTGAGTAAGAATCCCTAATCTTGCATTTAGCTCAAGGTCAGCGTAATGGTCTCTGTAATCTTGAGGACTCAATTTTAATTTCCCGTTATTTTCTTTCACTGTTTCCGAGAAATTATAAGCAGCCCTTAATTCTGGGGCTCCGAGTTTACTAAAATCTCCGGTTAAAACCTCATCCGAGGGGAACTCACCTTTAATAACGTAATCATCAAATAAGGATCTGCTCTGCCTATTTATTTCCTTTTGTTCATCCGCTTTTTCTTTTGCCTCAATAATTTTTCTTTGTTTTTCAATAGCACCCCCCAGGGTGACATAAGCTTGTTGGGCCTGTTTCTTAAAGACAGGAATATCAATCAGTCTTGCTCTTCCTTTGGAAGGGGTATCAAACATCCCCAACATCTTTTCAGCCCTCTCTAAATCTTCATCAGAGTCAGCATTCTCAATCATCTGTCCGATTTCACTATTGAGAATTCTTATGGACTCTCCGAGTGCTGCATCTTCATTAAGACCAGCAACACTACTAAAGGATGCTGAAAGGTTCCTGAGGTAATCCTGATTAAATTTAATATCCTTTGATTGGATATCTGTCTCCAGTTGAAGCCTCAGGCTCTGACTAAAGTTTTCCCGTCTACCGTTAAAGGTTTCCTTTTGGACCTTCTCGTAGAAAGCTTTATTGATCTCACTGGCAAAAGGCTGCATAGCCTCACCGAAGCCTGAGTAAAACTCATCAGAGGAGTCAGGGACTTGGTCTCTGTAATGGTCCTTTCTGTCCTCCAGCATCTCGCTGAAGATGTCCTCAACCTTTCTGTTGTGGTTCCCAGGAAGCTTTGATTTAGCAAAGGCTTGGTCCATGAGACCCATTTGACCCTCGGAGCCTGTGGTAATCTCCGCAATCAGTTTGGAGCCGATTTCCTTCCCGTAATTCTTCCCCTGGAGAAACCTTCCGTACTTCTGGTAATCCTCGTCTTCATCCTCAAGGTTGGCATCCAAAACCCCTCGGGCATTGTCAGCCAAGGCCCTGAGTTGAGCCTTTTCCTGATTGTCCTGATTCTCCGTAACCCTCCAATCAGCCATGGACTTGATAAAGTCCTGAAAAGATTCTACCTGGGCTTTGTAGTCAGTGAGATTCGGATCAATCTGTTGGGGACGGACATAAGTGGATACGGGTGCAGCCTGGGGGGACAGACGATAGGACCCCGTATTAGGGGCCGATAATCGATATTCAGGGGGTTTTGCCATTAATAGACACCTTTCCATTTGGGTGTTGTCGGCCTATACCCCGTATTTCTGGAACGACTTTTTGTTGCCCTGCTTTTGCTCTTTGTATCAAAATCAAACCAGGATTTTCCAGCTTTGGCATCCATTCCCATCCCCTCGGTAAACCCAGTAGCTGCAGTAAAAAGAGAGGTTACTGGATCAGGCTTCCCTGGCATCTGGAAGGACCGTAAACGGTTGTAATAAGTAGCTTTGGCCCCTTGCCTTGCAATCCCCAGTTGCTCAGTAAGGTATTTGTAATTTTGTTTATCTACTGACTTCTGGAACCCCAGCATTTCTTTTTCTCTCCTGAGGTTCTCGGCAGACCCGAAGTTGGCCCGTGCCAAATCCCGTTCAATACCAATTCCCAACCCTCGGACCTCTCCACCCCCTTGGGCCTTGATCGCACTCAGGGCCTGTTCAGCCTCAAGCTGGTTGTAGAACTTGGCTTCTGCGGTCTGCTCAGTAAGTTCCTGGCTTCTTCGGGTCCTCAAGCGTTCCTGGTTGACAAGGGCTTGCTGTTCCTGGTCTTCCCTAAGATTCAGTTGTTCGTAGGTTAGCTTTAGTTCTTCTTCAGCAGCCTCTTTGTTTTCCTGTCTGGCCTTGATCGCTTCGTTATAAGCTCTGGCTTGCTGACCATAGGAATAAATTGCCCCTGCAACTGTCAGTGCAGCATAGGCTCCTCCAGGACTACACATATTTCGTTTGAGACAAGATAGAATTCATAAAATGTATCGCTTTTACCGAAACCGTAATTGGGAATGGCCCTCATGAATTTGAACCCGAGCCACTTGAGCCACCTGATGGAATCTTCATTTTCCGAGTGGACATAGTTGAAGAGGATCTGGTGTCTCTTTTTAAGACCCCCTATCCACTGTCTTCCTTCTTTAAGAAACCTTTTTCTGAAACCTCGGAAATCCCCATCTGTCAACATCCAGGGAACCCCTGATAAATGGTCCCCTCCATCCCCCACCCCGAACATCCCCATAGGCTCCCCATTACGGAGAATGGTGTTGCACTCGTAGGATCTTTCGAGGGACATCAAAAGAGCATCCAAAGGACTCAACCCATCGGAAGACAAAACCTCGTAGGCATCCCTTGGACAAAGCCTCGGGGCAAGTTCGTAGCAGTCTGATTTTATCGAAGGACGATACTCAGCGGATGTACTGCGATCTGAGATGCCATAGTCCTTCCCATTCTGCACTTTGGAAGACACAAGGGAGGAAGGTATCATTTTTTAGCGTGACAGTGACCTCACTGGATTTGGAAAGAACTGGGAACCGATAGGACCCAATGTCAAGAGGGGTGTTGTTGAGGGTGTGACCAGAATCCGAAGTGATTCTACCGTTGAAGGTGTAAGTATCCGTGGTCCTTTGGGAGGCTGCGATTTCCATGGTGAAATACCCAGTATTTGAGTAAAGAACCGTCATGTTCCTGACTTGCAGTCTTCCGTTGGTAAGGGGGGTGTCTGTCTCTCCTTGTCTCACCATGATCTCACTGAACTCGTACTCAAAACCGAAGTTGATCCCAGCGTAGACAAACCCGTCTTTGGTAATAGCCTGTTTGATCTTATTCAGGGTTATCTTATAGTCATCATTCTGGTCAATATCACTGAGGCTTGTGGAAGCCACTGTCTCGGAAGACACCGAGGCATTGATGGTTCCTGTGGTTGCCTTGGTACTGTTTTCCACCTCGGCCCCACTGTAGACCCCGTTGGTCTCAAAGGTGGCAGAAGAATCAGTGATACTGGCGGCGTTATCAGCCCCTGTGTGAGTCCCGAAAATATCTACGGTATCCGTAGTCCCCAGTAATTCCCCGTATTTGGAAACGTAGACAACAGAACCATTATCACTGTAGTCACTGGAATTCCCGTCCGCATAATAGGTGGAGCTAAAGGAATCGTAATTATCCGTAGTAGCGATCTTGACCCTACGGTCCAGGTGGACAGGGTGGGAAGCTGCCATAATGCTCACTGCATCGTCCTGGCTAAGTTTTACTTTCTCAAGGTAGGTATTCGAACCTCTTTGGACCACCATGTAGATTTCATCTTGGAGAAATTCAGCCGAGATGATGGTGGAATCAAAGGTAAATTTAGACCAGGCACTTTGGAGCTTGTTGGTCCCCTGCCAAAAATAACGGTAGACATAAAGAGTCTTGGTGGCATCAGTCCCGTCAGTCAGGACCAGGAGCATATCATTGTTACTCGATGCAGCGAGGTGCTTTACGTTTCCATCCAGGTACTGGGGAACGTGTGAGGTAATCTCTACTGCATCATTGGTCTCTGAGTCTACCTCTACAAAATACTCTCGGATGCCTGTGTGGGCCCCCATGTCCGTAGCAAAGAATACGAATCTTCCAGCACCCACGGGTTTTGCATCAAGATCCGCTTCAAACTCGGTGGTTACGTTAAGGGACACATTGGTGGGACTCAGATACTCACTCGACTTCATGATGAACTGGGTGAGATCCGAGAAGATCAGGATGGACTCTGAGAAGGGAACAGCGTGTTTGAGAATGGAAACCTTGTTGTTGGAGACAGCCACATCAATAGGGTTTGTCTCCAGGCTGGTCAGGACCGTAGGACTGAACCAGTTATAGAACTCCCCTGATTCTGTAAAGATGACATTTTCATCCGCAAGGACTCCCAAGCGGTTTTGGTGAAAGAAGATGTCATTGATCTCTTTTCCTACGAAACTCGGGAATTCATTGGTATCATCATCCCCAGCAACTCGGGCATTCCAAGGGGTTTGTTTCAGGCTAAAGGACCCGTCAGTTTCCTTGATCAACTGAATCGGCATTGTCGAGGCATCCAAGCTGTTCTGAAGTCCTCCTCCAACGGTTTCAGCCCAGACCCCGTTCTTTGAATCATCAAACTGAACGTAAAAATCATCCTGGAACTTTGCACTGTCTCCAGTGATCTCGATCACCATCCCCTCGGCCTCTTCAGGACCGTGGCCCACTAAACGGGTAAAGGAAGGATAATTGTCCTTGAAGACCCTGGTGTAGACATTCCCCCTGGAATCCAAGACCTGGATGTCAAAGTCGATTGCGGTCCCGTCAGTAACAGTATCTCCATCAGCATCCTTGGTGCTTTGGATGTGGATAACAGACCCCCCAACATTGATGGTGAAAGCAGCGTTGGCATCAAAGTTATTACTCAGCCAAGTAGCATCCTCTAAAGTATCATTTAAAGCGGTCCAGGAAGCGTTATCAGAAGCCACTTGGCCAATGGTGTCATCATCGAGTTCTTTAGCAATTTGATTGGTTGCTATAGATTTCTCGTCATTTCCTTCAGAAATCTTAGTTGTTAACTTAGCAGCCTCTTTCCAAACTGAATTTCCTGATTTTTTTATTTGTATTTCATAATCAGTCCCGTAATCCCCAGTGGCTATGTAGACCAGAGCCTCAGGGTTCCTATTGGACCCTACGGTAGAACTCTTGGTTACGGTGATCGTGTTATTGAGGACAAAGGTATAATCGGCAATCGTGGTGGCAGCAAAGGAGGTCTGGGGAGTCCCAGCAGCTAGGTAAGCTTTTATTTCATCATAAAGTGTTCCACTGGTGACCGTAACATCACTAGAGTCCTTTACGTTGACCGTCTTGGCTACTCCAGATTTGTTAAAAACCTTAATCCGATCTGAGACATCAGTCCCTGTTCCCGTGAAGACTACAATGTACGCTTCGTCCTCATCCCTCTTGAGGGCATGGATAAAGGCTCCCGAGAGAGAAGAGGTGGATATCTTTGCAATGTGTTCTGACCCTGGTCTCTTCTGGAGCCCGTCAACAACATCAGAGATCCCATTAATCTGGGCCGATCCCTGAGTCTTTAAGCGGATCGAAGCTGGCTGTTGTGAAACCCCACCTATCAAGTTGGGAATGGTAGAGGAGACAAGAGCCATGTGAAGAATGTCTTTAGTAAGCGTAACGTAATCGTTGTCCACCTCCAGGGGCTCGGTCCACTACCGAGTAGACAGAGTAATCCTGAAAGATGTTATGTTCCCCGTTTTCCCCCTCGGTGTCCTTGAGGTCCGCAAAGGCAATGAATTCATCCTCTTGTTGGAACCCATGGAGATCAGAGGCCCCCGTGGTACGGTCCTGGAAGATCCTGGCAGCTTTGAGCCCTATGTAGCGTTTGGCTACCTCAGGAAGATCATCAAAGTCCAATTGGATAATCAGGTCTGCATAGACATAGTCGTAGTTATCCCCTATGTCATAGGTGTGGTTGGCAGCATCGTAGACCCGAAACCCCCGTTGGACAAAATCCTTGTAGGTGGATTCCTTGACGAAATCAGCTTTCAAAGTGTTGTAAGGAAGCTCGATTTCCCCCGTGCTGGAATCAGGAGTAAATTTTCTCGCAATATCCCTGTTAAACCACCAGCCCATTCCTTGAATATCTCGGTCTATCGAATTCAAAATCGTTTCTGCCATTTCGGCATCCACCAAACCTGAGCTTAGGGAAGACACGGGTCTTTCACCTATGGAAGACAGCATGATGTTGACTGTCTCTAACTGAGTTGTTCTGGACATAGCTATAAAAAAAGGGGCATCAAGGAGAGTGTGGTCAGCCAGAGAGGAGAAAGGGGGAAACTCTGGCCTTTGGGGTGAAACTCATCACAAGACACCCCTTTATTCGTCATTCAGCAGGAGGAGTTGAGTTTCTATCGTACTTTGTAGTATCTTTGTGAACTTTTGTTCCTCGGTTCTTAATTCCTCTTTGTTTTCTTTTTTTCCCTTGAGGTTCTTGAGTTTCCTTAGCAAGTCTCTGCTCCTCCATTGCTTTCCAAACTGAGGGGGAGAAATTGGTAGGACACGGTTGATACATGGAATTCTGGATAATGTTTTCAAGGCTCATATGTTTTTGAATAAAGAGAGAAAAAGGTGAATTACAAGGTCCCCCTTTAGAGAAAAAGGAAGACCTCGCAATCTCTATAAATGACATGAAGCTACGGGGGTTACAAAGCCACCCACCGCTGGGCTATTTCAGCTTATGTGTAGACTTTTACACAAGCTTCTGGTCTCAATACGCCATGACCTACGGCACATTTGGCAACCATCAACGAACCTTGTCTTCGCATATCATATTCAGCCTCGATACTGATGTCTTTCAACTTAACAGTACCCACTGCAGAGGAATGGAAGGCCAGGAACTGAGTGGAAGCAAAGTTATCTGGTTCATTAGCAGTATTAGTCCCATCTACATAGGAATTATTTTCACCATCAACGGCTGTATAATCCGAAGTTTGGATGTGACTCGACTTCAGGATGTTCATTCCAGCAACCTGGAAAACTGATCCATCTTGGTAAGAGCCAGTCGCATTAGGACTCCAGTCTCGGTTAACAGCCTTGGCAGACTGAATTAACGCATAGAACATGGCAGGGGTGAGAACAACATATCTATTGTCAGCAGGAATGAAATTATCATCAAGTTCCTGGGCACACTTAAAGATATAAGTTGCCACATTATCCCCATCAGTAAAGTCAACAGCCCCAGAGTCAATGAGAGTCCCATACTCCATACCAGTTACAGTGGCAGGTTTTAGAGAAACATTAGCCCCGATATCCACTAAGCGAAGCAGATTCTGATCCATTCGCTTTGCCAAAGCAGCACCAATTTCTTGGGCATACGGGCCTCTGACATCATAGTGATTCATTGTTTCCTCAAGGGAATCAATGAAGACACTGGAGATCAAAAGGTCATCGATATTGATGGTGACCTCGTTGGTTTTGATGTTTCCACCAAGAATCTCTTCACCTGGGGTGTGGTATTCGGCTGTGGTGCGTCCGAGGGCAGGAAATTGTGCCGTCTTCCCACTTGTGATGGATCTCACGGTGGTCACAGGTAACATTACATTTTGTTCCTCAAAGGCTGTGAGAACTTCTCCAGCAAAGAGTTTAAGGAACATGGCTTTCTGGGTAGCAAACGTGGTGCTGTATGATCCAGCAGCAGCGTTGACTCTACCTAGCCAGTTTCCAGTAGCAGTAGTCATAATAATCTCTTTCTATTTTAAAAATTGTTAAACTACAGATTAAAAGAATGAAAGCCTGAAATCTGTTCGCAAACCAGTTTTTAAAAGAGACAAAGAAGATTGTCCTCCGCAGAGGGTTTCCTGTGAGTTCTTTTTGAAACTAAGCGGTTGATTACATGATATTAGAAACCGAGAGTTTTTGCATAACTTCGTTTCTATAGGCTGGGTCAGCTTTGTACTTGGGGTCCTTCATTGCCTCTTTTAACTGAGCGACACTTTGGAACCCACCTGGACGGGCCTGTCCCGTACCCTGAACAAGATTTGGTGTGACCCCTTGAGCCATAGCGAATCTTGTAAAAAGACCCTTGATGGCAAACTGGGACCGATTTAAATCCTGTTGTCCGATATCCTGATTGAAAGCCTCGATCTCCCCCTTGGAAAGGTTTCCCTTGGCCCACTCAATCATGGACTTATAGCGTTGTTCTCCCCCTACTAACTTAAAAGCGTTCTGTTGAATCAGTTCAGTCTTAGCCTCTTGTCCTTCAATAAATTGGTCCACCATCTGCTGGGGGATTCCTGCTTCAGACAGAGTGTCATAAGCTTCTTGGCTAAGTTCACCTTTTTCAGCATATTCATCTGCAAGCACTCCAAAGTCCAAACCAGCTTTCTCGACAACATCTTCAGCTTCTTGGAGACTTTGTTCAACATTTTGGTACTCATCTGGTAACTCGGCATCCCCAGTTTGTGACTGGCTTTGGCTGCCCAACTTTTGCTCAAGTTGCTGATATGATTGAACCAAGTCCTCAGGTGTCTTGAACTTCTCAGGGAGCCAATCAGGTCTCTGTTGTTCACCAAAATTAGTCTCAGTAACTTGAGGATTGTTAGCCTGTTCAGCCTTGTCCACCATCTGCTGGATATATTCTTGAGCTTCCCCAGGTGGTGGTTCATAGGTGGAAACTTCAGTCTGTTGTTCAGCCATAATCTTTTTCCCTTTCTCTTTTTAGGATTAAATTACTAAACAGTAGGGATCATTAGTTTCTTCGTATTATGACCCTTTTTCTTCTTTTTCTTCTTCTTAGTTTTTAATTTATCTTTCCAATATTTAGACATCATATGTCCTGGGCCTTCAAATGATTCTCTTGTACGAGACTTTTGCCCCTCTGCTCCACCATGTTGAGTTGATCGTTTTACTATAGCTTCTTCTCCTGTATTTTTATCTTCTATTCTAGTAATTGATCTTTTATAAACTGGAACACCACCAGGTTTTTTCCCTTTGTATTTCTTTTTGGTTGTTTTGTAGCCGAACTTCTTAATTGTGTCAATATCGCTTTCTATATCGTATTTACTTATCCCCATAATGTATTCTCTAGCATCTTTTAATTGTATTAATTCTGAGTCGGGGTTTGTCCCGTAAACTGCTCGAACAACTGAGGCCCAAACTGCTTCACCATCTCAGGTCCAGCCTTAGACATAAAGTCTGCCATTTGTTGCTGTTGCTGCATCTGCATCTGTTGTTGCTGTTCAGCCTGTTTCTGCTCAGGTGATTTTATAAGCCCCTGGGTGTCAATTCCGAGAGAGGCAGCCAATCGATCAATATAATCATCAACATTGATTTCCCTGAGGACTGCTTCGGGGCCTAAGGGCTGAAGCATCTGGAGCATCTGGGCCAGCTTGTTGAGATCCTGGGATCTTGCAAGAGCTTCCACCCCCGTGACAATCTGGGGTCTGACAATCCCTTCAGGAAGCGTGGGCATTTTCCCTGCTTCTTCCATCCTTTGGAGAAGAATCCGAACCAGGGGTAACTGGAACTCTGAAGACAGAAGGCTATAGACACCCCCGAGGGACTGTTCCAACTCCGAAGCCAAAAGATTGATTTCAAAAGCCGTGACCCTCTCTGCATCCCTTTGAACCGCTGAGTTCAGAAGGAAGGCATAAGACAAACGCTCGGTGATGGACTTCGACATCTCAAGAGCCACCCTGAAGTCATTAAATTTATTTAACTGAAGGACCCCCACATCATTGATGTCCCCTTGGATGATCCCCCCGTTTCCTGTCTTGGCTATAAGCCTCGGTTTGGTGGTGGAATTGGGGCGAACCATAAAAAGGACCTTGCTGGCAGCAGCAGAGCCCTCGACTACGGCCTTGGTCAATCCTTCCAGGGACTTCAGGTCCCCGAGGTACTGTTCCACCAACCCTCGTCCAAAGGACTCTGATTCTATGCGGTCAAACCTAAGGGCCAGCCAGGGTAATTTCCCTATCGGGTACATCCCCATCGAAGAGGGAATCACCACTCCAGCAACCTCTTGGCGAACTAACCACTGCTGGTCTCTGTCCAGATAAATATAAGTGTAAAGATCGATCTCGTTCTCTGGAGAACCAGGACCATCCTCGGCATCCCCGATCAGGATTCGGGTCTCTTCGTCCAGCATCACGGGAGCTATCGTTTCCTTGGTGATGATCTCCAGGACATTCCCCATGGCATCCCTTTGAACCACATAACGGTCCAGGGGGAAGACCCTCATACCACCCTCTGGGGGGATGTGAACCAGCACGTTGCCTGAGACAAGCAATAGCTTCAGAGCTTCGTAACAAGGAACCCTGAGGTTCAGGATTTCTATCTCACTGATGATACTTCTTTCAATCCTTGATAGGGCTTCTTCGACTTGTCCCCTCTGTCCTTCCCCTTGGAGCATGGTAAGATCAAAGTCATCCACTACCAATCTGAAGAAGGGACTGTTGGGGGGTAAAAGAGCCATGAGCATCTTTGCTGCCAAATTGTTGACGGCTCTGGCCCCTATCGATTGAAAGGGAGTGGGATAATCCGTGGACCCTGAGTGACCATCAGGGGGGATAAGGGTGGGAATGGTAAGCTCGGAACACTCTCTTGCCCTTCGAAGAAAGGGGTCTCGGTGAGTCTCCAGTTGGGCATACCTTGAACTGGCGTTGACTTCGTCAGGCATATTTTTTACTGATTAGGCTGGAACTTGGAGACCAGTACCTACGGGGATATACAGTCCTCCTCCTTTCCTGAGTTGGGCTTTTCCTCTCTTTCTGGCTCGGTTTCTTCGGGCCATGAGAGACAGCATTCTAGGATCACCAGCCATGATCGCCTGGGCATTTCCAATCCCCTCTTCGTTAGAGGGTCTACGGGTCAGTAATCCTGCTTCTACCAAAGCGTTAATCAGGTCTTCATGGGCCTCAGTGACTTGAGTGGCAGCGGTAGTCCCTGCCTGGGCTGCGGTTTCCAATCCTGTCTGGTAGGTCTCGGTGACAGCCTTTCCTATCTCTTCAGCCGTGGTTCCGATGTCCTGAACAACTTTCTTGTAGTTCTCGGCTGTTTCAGTAAGATCGTCTTTTACATTCTCACCATGACCACTAAGCCTGTCCTTTGCTTTCTCAATTACCTCGGAAGGGTTCTGGATAAATTCCACTGTCTGATCAATGGCCTCATGTACTTGACCAAGATTATGGTCTAAGACTTCATGGGTAGTCCCCAAGGGATTGGTAAGAAAATCCCCCGTGGTGTCCTTGAGATCCTGGAGAACAGTCCCTACATCACCTTGGAGTATATCAGTAGTGATCCCACCTAAGGTTTCAGTAGCCACCTGGGCTGTGTCAGTGATACCAGTAGCCACACCTTGAAGAGCATCATTAAGACCCGTGGTGTCTATTATAAGGTCTGGGGTCCCAGAACTAATCTTATCAGAAAGTTCACTGACATCTTCTGCAAGGTTTGGAAGGTCCTCAGGGATGATCTTAAGGTCTGGTATTTCATCACTAACTTTTTCCTTAATTTCATCAAG